GATAGCATTTACTACATCTGGTAGTAATGGTATTGCTATTCAATCAACTTCCGTACTTGCAACTACTGGTTCTATTACAACTGGCTATATTAGATATGGCACACTAGAGCCTAAGAACTTTAAGCGTCTTCTTGGACGTGGAGACTTTGACTATGGAACTCTTACCTTGGATGTTATAGATAGAAATGGTACCGAGTACGATATTATAACATACAGTCCCACAGTACCAGCAGTTGAGGTTACAACATCACAACCTCAAACAGCACAAGAATATGTAGCATATAAGTTTATCTTTGGCAGAGATGCTACAACTACATCTTTGGGTCCAGTCTTCAAAGGATACCAAGCAAAGGCTACTATCGCTACGCCCCGTCAGCAAATCATGCAGTTCCCACTGTACTGCTTTGATGTTGAAACAGATAGATACAATGTTCAAGTCGGATATGAAGGAAGAGCATTTGCTAGAATTCAAGCACTTGAGAATATAGAAAAGAGTGGAGATGTAGTTACACTACAAGACTTCACAACTGGTGAATCTCGCCAGATTGTAATTGAACAAATATCGTTTACTCGTGGAACTCCACCAGACAGAGGCTTCAGTGGCTTCGGTGGTATCCTTGAGGTAACCATTAGAACCGTATAGGGAATCATGATGACACCAACTGATTGGGCTGGACTAGCCGTAGCCGTAACCACTTTAATAGGAGCACTAGCGACATCTATTAGATGGATGGTTAAACATTATCTTAATGAACTTAAACCCAATGGTGGGTCCAGTTTAAAAGATAAGGTCAATCAATTGGACGAGAAGGTTGAATTACTAACCGACCTGGTTAAACAACTAATAGGAAGATAAGGACAATGGGGACAAAAGCGGACAAATTTCCTAAATGGTTCTATGACAATGCTACGGTTGCTGACTTTGAATCAGGACTAGCAGAGTTTAAGGGTAAGAAGAATCTTAAGTTTCTACAGATAGGTGTCTTTACTGGCAACGCATCTGCTTGGTTACTAGAGAACATACTTACTGACCCATCATCATTACTAGTAGATATAGACCCTTGGTGTGGTAACCTACAACATGAATCAATCTACGACTGGGATGATATACAGGAAGCCTATAAGGAACAAACTGCCTCTCATGGAAAAAAGGTTCAAGCACATAAAGCATTTAGTGGCGACTGGTTAAAGAACCACAGAGAACTTAAATATGATTTTATCTATATCGATGGTGACCATCTACCTGAGTCAGTAACATTAGATGCTGATTTATCCTGGGACTTACTAAAGCCTGGTGGTATTATGGCATTTGATGATTACGAATGGGACCATCCAGATGGCACGGATAAAAATCCTAAGCCAGCAATAGATGCCTGGTTAAATAAACACAAAAACGAAATCGAAATCCTACGTAAGGGATGGCAAGTATGGATAAGAAAGAAGTAACCAATGAAACCTGTTGTCAAGAAAGCCACACCTGCTGCAGTTGCTGTGCTGCGCCAAGCGACGGCATTAAGGCCGAAGCGCAAGAAAGCAAGCGATGGTCTTCTACCATCTGCTGCTCATCTGAAGGCAAGTCCGACTTCGGACCACAATACTGGGCTAGCAGTAGACCTCACCCATGACCCAAAGAATGGCATAGACTGCGCCGAGATATTTGAAAATATAAAAGCAGACAAACGTGTTAAGTATTTAATATTCAATAAAAAGATTTGGTCTAGAGATAGAAGTGGCGAGGGTAACAGAAACTATACTGGTTCCAACCCACATACAAAACATATACATATTTCCATTGAAGAAGAACACGCTAAGGATACATCTCCTTGGTTCTCTTGGATGGATAGGCCCGTATATAATACGGTAGACCAGGCCAGGGCTATGGCCTTAAAACTAAAGCCACTCCCAAAAAAGAAAGAGAGCAAATGAAGAAGTTCAAGTTATCGGCAAAGCAAAAGGCAGCATTTAAGTCTTACCTGCGAGCAGTCCTTGCTTCAGCAATCACTTTAGGATTGGCATTGGCAGCCGACCTAGCACCACAGTACGCCATTGCAATCGGCGCTGTGTTCGGTCCATTGGCTAAATGGGCGGATAAGGCTGAAGAAGATTTTGGAGTAGGCTCCAAGTAATACCCTTTAAAAGGCTTTAAACGGCCTTTAGAGACGCGAAACCCCCCGACCTTAGGTAATCACCTTTGGAAGGGGGGTCTTTTGTGTTTTCTAAGTAACCTTCCCCTTATTACTTAGCCAACTCTTTTGTGACCCAGAGCACATATCCTGGTTGTACAAGATATCCTTTGCTTGGGTTTGGTTCTATGTCACAGGTTATCTCTTCCCCGTACAACTCAACCGCTCTGCGCAATACCGAGGTAGGTACAATAAGTACTACTCCCTCTAATACAAATGCCCAGTATTCAGCCTTCGTTGCAGATAGACCTGAGGCATACCAAGACTGGTTATTGTGAGACCAACACTCGGTTTCTATATAGATGTTGTTTGTGTTCTTCCACTTTAAATCAGTCTTGACTTCTATTGTTTTGTTACCAGTCAGTAAACCTTCGACTAGTCTTTCGCCAGCCTGTCCTACCGATAAGTCTAAATCAAAGTCAGATAGTTTACTCATTATATCCTATTGTATATATTATATATATATATTATAATAGACCCCAGAGGGGTCTTATATATATTATCTTATGTATTTAATTATACACCTAACAAAGATAGATGTCAAGTATATTTTATAGTTGACAGATTTACCTGATTGGTATATAATATACCTATGGCAATTGAACTGCAAGGATACACATTACCTGAGCATATATCATACTCAGCGTTTACAACATTCATTGACTGTGGGTATCAGTATTACCTAGGTCGATTACTTCAACTACCCGAAGAACCTTCGGTGTGGTCTGTGGGTGGCTCCGCCTTTCACTCAGCAACTGAGGCTTGGGATTTGGAGAACCTATAATGTTACTAGCACAGAACTACTGGGATAAAGCATGGGCAAAGGAATCAGATGGTAAAGATTTAACCTTCGCTAGGGTTGGTGGTCGTGCTACCAAAGCATTCCCTAATAAAGAGAACGTAGATTTTTGGCAAAAGACTGGACCTGAATGGGTTCAATCATATATCGATTGGCGTATTGCTAATCACAACTGGAAAATCTGGCACACACCAGAAGGCGCACCTGCCGTTGAATTGGGTTTGACACCTACCTTTGCCGATATACCTGTTAAGATGGTTATCGATAGAGTCTTTGAAGTTGATGGTGAATTAGTCGTGGTTGACCTAAAGACTTCACAGCAAACCCCTTTCAGCACGCTACAACTTGGCTTCTACCGCCTAGGACTTAAACAGGTTCTAGGGGTAGACGTTAAGTACGGAGCCTACTGGATGGCAAGACAAGAAGGAACTACTCCACTTATAGATTTAACTGGATACACAGAAGAGAAGTTAGAGTATCTTGTTAGTGGATTTGACAAAGCACGTAAGGCTGGAATTTTTATACCAAATACAAACAACTGCAATAGATGTGGACTGACAGAGTATTGTCAGTTCTCTTCTAAGAAATGAGAAACATGGCAAATGAAGACTGGAAACTACAAGTTTCCTACAAGACACCAACAGGTGATATGATAAACATCCGTGCAAACACGGCAGATGAATTGTCTGTGCTGTTAGAAGGCATTGGCGATTACTCTACACAAATCTCTTCTGTGCAACAGAAGGTAGTAGGTGCTTATACACTAGCCCCTTTATCGACCACGAGTTCCACTATCGGCACAAAGCCCTTAGCCTCCTCGCCTCCAACCCAGGTGTTGCCAGCATCAGGTACAGCATCACCCGTGTGTAAACATGGTGCTCGTATTTGGCGAGAAGGAATTAGCAAAGCAAGCGGAAAGCCTTATGCATTCTGGGCATGCCCTTCGCCACAAGGCACGCCTGACCAATGCAAACCAGTAAACTAATAATTAAATAATGAGGAAGAGTCGTAACCGAATTACACCAGTTGCATTTTGGTTGCGACTCTTCTTTAAAGATAGAAAGGAACCAGGATGCGTACACTTGTCCGCTCAGTTGGTCGTGCCAGTATTGGAGGGGAACCTTTACCTTCCTGCTTTAAGGCGTTCGATTCCAACAAAATCATTGTCCGTCGTTCCGAAGTTTCGATGTTCGCAGCAGCGCCAGGTGTGGGTAAATCAACCTTAGCATTAGCATTAGCACTTAAAATGAAAGTGCCGACGTTGTATATATCGGCAGATACTAACGCTCATACGATGGCTATGCGATTAGCATCTATGATTTCGGGTAAGAGTCAATCAGATGTAGAAGGAATGTTATCATCTGATGTAGGTTGGACTAAGGCTACTCTATCAAAGAGTAGTCATATTGTTTGGTCATTTGAATCTGCGCCAACGCTTCAAGATATTGATGAAGAAGTGCAGGCATTTGAGGAACTATGGGGTTGCCCACCAGTTCTAATTGTAGTAGATAATTTAATGGACGTAGCCACTGATGGTGGCGAAGAGTTCGCTTCTATGCGAGCCATCATGAAGGAGTTAAAGTATCTTGCTCGTGCAACTAATGCTGCTGTTGTTGTGCTTCATCATACTAGTGAAGCAGTTACAGGTTCTCCGTGTCAACCGCGAAGTGCTATTCAGGGCAAGGTTGCACAACTACCTGCTCTCATCTGCACTCTCGGAGTTGTTGGGACCTCAATGGGTGTCGCACCAGTTAAAAACAGATACGGAAGAGCAGACGCAGGAGGAGGCCTCATGACATGGATTGCCTTTAACCCTGAGTATATGTTCGTTGACGATATTCCAGAGAATCACTAATGCAAAAAGATATTGGTAGATATACAGTTACTGTTGCTCCGAATAGTAGATATTGTTTTGGTATAGGATTTGAAAGATATCCTATTCTTGAGTGGACTGAAGAAGAAGAACTAGCAAGAGTTACTGCTTGGGTTCTCAGGTTTGACTTCTTGTTTTTCTTTATTAACTTTGCTAGATATCCAAGGGTGGCATGGCGTGAGTAGTTATGGCAAGCGTAAAGGTTCTACCTTTGAGACTTCAGTTATGAAGTGGCTTAGGTCTAAGAAGGTAATTGCTGAACGCCTCACTAAAGCAGGCTCTAAAGATGAAGGTGATATAGTTGCTATGGTTGCTGGGCAAACTTATATCTTTGAATTAAAAGCAACCAAGAAGATTGACTTACCTAGATTCTGGGCAGAAGCCACAGTTGAAGCAGAGAACTATGCTAAGGCTAGAGGTTTAGATGAGGTGCCACCTAGATATGTCATAGTCAAGAGACGTATGGCTGGCATAGATAAAGCCTGGGTCGTAGAGAATTTGGAGCAATGGGTTGAGAGGAACTGTGAATGACTTACCGAGCATTAGAGAAATACTTATCCACTATGGAGCGAGTGTACGTCAAGGTCATGGGCAGGTCAATCTCAAGTGTCCTTTTCATGGTGACACGCACCAAAGTGGGAGTGCGAATCTTGATGAGAATATTTTCATCTGCTTTGCTTGTGGAGTCCAGGGCAATTCGTTACAAATCGTTGCGCAACAAGAAAGGGTAGACATCCGTGAAGCAAAAGGAATCGCAGAAAGAATTGCTGGGACAAGCAACTCAGAAGTACGCGGCAAACATTTATCAGGCAGAAGCCTACCTAAAAAATCGCGGTATAACAATGGAAGCAGCACGGTTGGCTCGATTAGGCGTAGTCGCAGAGCCTGAGGTTGGACATGAAGCATTCACAGGAAGATTATCCATACCGTATATTACCAAGAGTGGCGTTGTCGATTTGCGTTTTCGCTCTCTTAATCCTGCTGTTGAACCTAAGTACATGGGAATGACTGGCTCAGATACTAAGATGTATAATGTTTTAGATATCGAAAAAGCAGGAGATTACATTGGCATATGCGAGGGTGAGATAGATACAATTACTATGTCATCACTAGTAGGTATACCATGTGTTGGTGTTCCTGGTGCTAACAGTTGGAAGAAGCATTATACTAGATTGCTTGCTGACTTTGAGAGAGTGTTTGTCTTTGCTGATGGAGACCAACCAGGAAAAGAATTTGCTACATCATTAGCAAGAGAGTTACCAATTACTATTATACAATTACCTGACGGGCAAGACGTGAACTCTATGTTCGTACAAGAAGGTTCACAATACTTCCTTCAGAAGGTAGGAGTAAATGACTAGGAAAAAGATTCCACCATGTCCTGAATGTGGTGAACACTTTGAGAATGCTTTCGATGCAACCGACCATCTATTAGAAGATGACGAAGAGTTTGACCCAGCATTGGTGTTGCCGAATGGGTATAGACTAATGATTGGTTCTTTGCTTAGATGTATATATAGATACGCTGATAGTCCTGAGAACATTAAAGGGATAGCAGAGTCTACCTATATGACATTGTTTACGGCAGAGACACAACCTAATGTAGTGGCAGGTATAATCGAAGATATGATAGTTGACACACAGATGACGGACTTAGATGAAGAACTTAAAAAACTACTTGAAAGAGGGGAGTGACGAATGGCAAATCATACAACACTTAATAAACCAAGGGTTCAAGATAACGGACATAACCATAAACCAATCGGAACTAGAAGTGAAGATATCAGTTCCGCTTTCGAAAGAGATGTAGATAAAGCATTCAGAGAACTAGAGAAACTATTGCTATCAAAGCATAGGGACTATGGTCCACGCAATATTGCTGACGCACCTGGCGGTGCAATCAATGGTCTTCGTGTTAGAATGCATGACAAACTAGCACGGATAAATAACTTAGTTGATAACAATAAAAATCCAGAGCACGAATCACTTGAAGATTCCTTCAAGGATATGGCTAACTACGCAATCATTGGACTGCTAGTTCTGAGAGATAAATGGGATAAGTAAATGAAAGTTATAGTCTGTGTGTCAGATTTGCAGGTGCCTTACCATGATAGGAAGGCAGTCTCTGTCCTTTCCCGTTTCATTAAATCTTACAAGCCCGATGAAGTTGTATCGGTTGGAGATGAAATGGATATGCAGACGATATCAAAATGGAGTAAGGGTACTGACTTAGAACACGAGAAGTCTATCGGTAAAGATAGAGATGAAACATATCGTGTATTAGAATCATTAAAGATTAAACATATGATTCGTAGTAATCATACGGACAGATTGTTTAATACTATTAAGATGAGAGCGCCTGGACTCGCAGGTTTACCTGAATTAGAGTTAAAAAACTTCTTAAAACTTGATGATTTGGGTATCAAATACCACGAAAAACCCTATGAATTAGCCCCAAATTGGCTACTTTTACATGGTGATGAGGGCAATGTCCAGCCTACTGCTGGTGCTACCGCTCTTGGATTAGCCAAGCGTGCTGGTATGTCAGTAGTCTGTGGTCATACGCACCGCATGGGCTTAACACATTACACACAATCATACTTCGGTGGTAATCCTAAAACTATTTGGGGATTAGAAGTTGGTTGCTTAATGGACTTTAAGTTTGCTAAATATATAAAGGGTGGATTGTTCACATGGCATAAAGGTTTCGGTGTATTATATGTAGATGGAAATAAAGTTATGCCGCATTTAGTTCCAGTAAATATGGACGGCTCATTTGTATTCGATGGAAAGGTTTGGAAATAATTTAATATGGACTGGCAACGAATTGAGAAGTGGGACTATGTAGTAGTAGCCGTTGCTTCGGAATACCATAAGAAGTTTACTATGGTTGAACTAGAAGATATAAAACAATCTCTCTATCAATGGTTCGTTGAGCACCCAAATAAACTTGATGAATGGGAAGCGATAGGTGAGAAGGATGCTAAGAACTTAATCTATCGTTCACTTAGAAATCAAGCATTAGATTATTGTCAGCGTTGGAAAGCCAAGTCAGTTGGCTATGATGTTGCTGACTTACATTACTATGAGCCAGTAATTGTTGAGGCTATCTTACCAGCAGTATTGCGTGGTGAGTATGGTGTAAGTCATAAGTTAAATCTAGGTGGAACTAATCGTCCACAAGCACCAGCCGAAGGTGGTAACTTAAATGTAATGATGTTCGAGATTGACTCTGCGTATTACAAGTTAAGTAAAGAGGATAGAAAATTACTATTCTTGCGACACGCAGAGTCTCTCGACTTCAAGGAGATAGCGAACTTCCTTGAATTGTTTAGCGAGGATACTGCTCGTATGAGACACAAGCGAGCAGTTAAAAGATTAATAAATAAGATAGGTGGATTCAGACCATATCTTGAAGAAGACTCACCCGATAAAGAGAAGTCCGAAGAAAATGAAATAGAAGAAACCAACCACGCAACTGATGACCAAGAGTGGCACGATGACAGGGGCGAGGAAGATAAGCAAGTTAGTTAGTCTTCTCATCCCACATCCATTCCTGCTCCATTGGGTCTACCCATAGGCTCTCGCCATAGTCTGCCCAAAACTTTGCTAGCATTTCTTCTTCTTCATCTTTATCAGTAATGTCAGGTGGTCTGTTATTCATCGTCGCCCCACATTCTATCAGGTTCTCCACAGGTACAATGACGCTCTAGTTCACCACAATCATCACATTCATCTGCTAATCCTAAAGCAACATCGTCACCCATTAACCACATAGGTTCACTCATGGTGAATGCTTCTTTCAGGCAATGTATATTTATACATAGTCACACTACCTTCACTATCGCTGAATAAGTTATCGAAGTTCCCATCAAGTAGTCCATATAAATCTTCATTAGAAAAATCTACATCGACATCTAGTTGTAGTTCGAATTTAATTGTTTCAAATGTTGTCATGCTATCCTTTCCAATATGGTTTACTCTTAGTCTTTGCTGCTATTAGTTCTTTATACTGCCGTTGTCCTGCGTCTAGAGCAGAAGCATACCTATCCAACCTAGCAATTATCTCTTGCGCTAGATGATATGACTCTAACTTCTTGAAGCCAAAGTCCATCAATGTATTCATAACCTTATCGTGTCTATCGCTATGATACTTCAGCACCATTGTCATCCTCTTCATCTATCCCAAACATATCAGCGAGCATCTTGTTTGCTTCTTCTAATATCTTAATTGCTGTGTCCACTTATCCTCCTGTCGAGTAGAAGCCTGTCCCATTAAACTTGATTGGGACTGCGTTGTATTCTCTACGCATTTCCCTACCGCATTGTGGGCAGTCAACTACATTATCTCTGTCATCTACATTACGAGATAATACTAATTGTGTCTTGTCATCGAGACACCTATACTCATATGTCGGCATCTATAATTTCTTTCTGCTTAGTATTATATCCGTCGAGCCATATGTTAATTAGAAGTTCTCTTACTCTATCTTCTGACCAAGCGTCAGCGCATAAGAAGGTAGCCATTTCATCTACCCATACTCTTGCTTCTGCGTTTATCATTAGAACTCCCAACTAATCCAAAAGAATACCAAGTCTAAGTCGAAGGTATATTTATTTAGACCGAAGCCTATGCCTATACCCCTAAAGTTATAACCTAAACTTAGGTAAGACCTGCCTATCTTGAACTGTTTTACCTTAGATAACTTCATTAGTCTATCCTCTCTGCGTCGATTGGTGTCGGCGCTGTTGCTCTTGTGCCACACATAGCACACTCCATATCTAAGAAATACATATCTATATCTCCGCTGTCGCTATCGAACATAACCTTTAGCGTCCATACATTACAACCGCAAGGACATACTGAGGTTGGATTACCCCGTATATCCATAGCACTGCTGTAATCTTTAGGCTTCATATCATAGATACTCTTGTATCTCTTTGGTTTCATTAGTGATAACCCTTCTTCTCAAAGAACTTCCAAGCATTACAAGGGGTGTCATATCTGTGGTAGATATATTTAAGCCCTCTGTCAATCTGAATTGTTGCTGGTAAGTTAGGGTCTAAGCCTAGTAATTGTGGAATACCGCCAGCATTCTTACCCATTACTTTAATCTTATTGTATGCTTCGGGTCTCCAATTACTTTCCTTAGTCCACAATTTTACAAGGCACTTGTATTCTTTGTAATGCCAATCAAGTAGTTGGTCTAGTGCGTAGGACTTACTGTCCTCTACTGTCCACTTCTTCTCTTGATTTTCTTTTAGATACTTATTGGTTGCGTCTTTTATAGGGAACGCAGAAGCAAGACCGAGCACAAAAGCAAGTGCGATTGATACTATAACTCTATACTTGTTTCTCATATCTTTCCTCTCTGTCAAACTTTATTCTATCCCTCACCTTATTGGCAAAGGTAATCTTCTTGCTTCTATCGAAGCCGAGTATTGGCAATTCGGCAGCAAGCATTCTTTCACCTGCCATAACACCGCCCCATACTCCATGCTCTAAGTTATCCTTACGCATACCTTCTTCTAAGCATAAGTCTTTAACACTACACATATCACATATCTTTAGTGCTTGTATAGTTCTAGCAATTAACATCTCACTCTCTTTAAGAGAAGGTCTGCCCGACCTATCCTGTTCTACTTCATCAGAGAACCACAGGTCAGGGTCATCGCTGTTGCGACACAATCCATTCTTACTTAGTATATCTTTATTCTCTTTACTGCCACGATTGACAGTATAGTAATTCCAAAATGATGCTTCACCCTTCTTCATATCTATCCTCTGCTATGAACGGGTGCGCATACCGCTTGTATAGTAGCGTTCCGTAATTGTATAGCCCATGCTTGGGCTTCTTCTAAAGTCTTAAATAAACCATAGGATACCACGCCATCTTCGGTATCTGTAAGTGTAATGTATCCTTCTAACCATGAGCCAACAGGTTCATGATTAACTACGATATCTTGTGATGACATGGTATCCTTTCGGTTATTAGGTATATATTAGGCAGAGAACACGACATCGACATATCCGTCAAGTCGTGAGTGGGTAGCAATAAGACCCTTCTTACCTGTTAAATGCTTGTATGTGCCGTCGCCTAGCGAAACCCATACTGACTTAGGCTTAAAGCGTGTCTGTCCTACGCTAGCCTTTACAATAGTTCCACGAGGATAGAAGTCATTGTCCATATCTAGTGGAAGTGAAGCGAGTTCGTCTACAATATCTTGTAGAGAGTAAGCGATACTTGCTAGGTAATCGCTGTTGATTGTCGTGATTGACATATCATTACCTTTCATTGTCGTGTTATCTACCTAGCACCTTACTAGATAGAGGGTGAGCAGTTTAATGTCGTGCTCAGGACAATCCGCTAACCGCAATCAAGGGCTAGAAGGAATACTAGAAGTCGAGTGGCTCTTTACTATACCACTTTGGTGAGTGCCAATTATCATCTGATAAGTAGCGATTTATATACTCTTGTTCTTGGACTATGGAGAACTTGTCGGCTTCATTATAGCACATACAATCTGTCATAGTCATACCGCAATCGAAGCAGTTCATACACATGTCGCAGTAATATGGATTGTCGTCCATATCTACATCTTCATCACACCACATACACTTGGCTAGTATATCGGTATCTTCTTCCATGCTTGTGCTTATCTGCTTGTCTAGATAGTCATCATACCCATAGTAGTTAGTGTATGAAGTAGTGCGTGGTGTAGATACTGTGCGCTTATGTGATTGGTTAGACCACCACACACCACTATCGTCCCATGTGCCTAGACTTTCGTTAATAATATACATGGTATATTTGGCACTAGGGTCTAAGGTCATGATTGCTACCTTACTACCGCTAGACCAAGACGACACCATATCATATACATATTCGTCATCTAACGCAGACACACCGCCTAGTCGTGGCAGTAATTCTTCTGCCATGATACGAGTATCACTACGCTTATCACCCTTCGGTATATGAATATCTAACACACCATTGTGAGCGAGATAAGTCAAGTCGCTATCGCCTACCTTAAATGGGTGGCAATTCTGTTCGTTCTTTACTCCATGAGTAGCATACCTAGCGTGCCACATAGCGTAGCCTTCGGGATACTGCTCACGCAGTTCTAAGAACCGCTTGACCGACTTCTTCGCAGACATACTGCGTTCAGATATAATACCTTCGGGTGTCTGTATCGCAAAGCCGAAGCCATGCGGATTACTACACGCACCATTGTGTAGGTCATCTTTACTCGGTGTCGAGTTCGGATTACATACTACCAATAGACACATACCTACCCCCTTTACGCATTTATCTTCTCGATATTACTTAGACTTATACGAGGCACTTTGGACATGCGCTCATACAAGTTAGGATAGAAACCATTGTTAGTTTCTACATAGTCATAGAACCAATCCCACTTTAACATGCCTAACTTAACATCTGCTAGGGTCATATCTCTAGTGTATTCTATGCTTGCGTGTGCTAACTCAATAGCACTTAGAACACCGCTAGGTCTAGTCGTTCCCCTAAAGAACCGCAGTTCTAGCGTGTGTTCGTTCTGCGTATTTACCGCAGAATATCTTTCGGTGTGGCTTCCGTTTAACTTATGCTTGACGGAGAAGTATGGTCTGTCGAACTCATCATACTGCCACACATCATTGAACTTCGCATAGTCAGACTTACGACCTGCGAACTTCATCATCTCGGGTGCGTTCTTATAGATAAGCGTTAGCCACCTATGCGTATGCGCACCACTCTTAAACCCTGCTCTGCTCACATGGATATGGATACCGCAACTCTCTGCGTCCCATGACCTTGCTTGCTCATTATCTCGCAGATAATCTAACCCTTGCCATAGGTTAGTCATCTCATTATTCCAATACCCGAAGGATAGTGGGTGAGATACTAACTCGAAGCCAGCATATCCACCCCTACCGATACTGCTATCATCTTTCAGATAGATAGTATCACCGACCTTGCTTTGGATATACTGCGCACTCTCACGCAGATTACCCGACCTAATCTCCATCTCTAACTCTACACCGAAGTATAAGCCATGCTTATCTTGACCGAAGAAGCGTGGGCTAGGCTTGTATGAGTATTGGTTGATTACCCTATGGCTACCGCCACCTTCGCAACCTTCACACTCATCACGATAGTATTGGTCGCAATCTTCGCAGTATGAACCTTCATGCTCATAGCAACCTTCGCACCAATACTCACCCCTATCTTCGATATGATACATGCTCTCGCTATCGGAGTATGTATTACTACATCTCTCACAATAGTTAGTGTTATTCTCCCAGCAACTCTCGCAATAATCACCGATACCTTCTACATAATGGGTATTGTCGTTCGTGGTATATTCTTCGCAGTTATTACACCACGCTCTACAATCATTACATATTAGAGTATCATCTACCCATATGAAGTCATCTTCATCTTCGGTAGTGTGAGAACATGAACCGCAACTATATTCGGTTGGTTCTTCATCATCTATCGGCATATCATCACCCCCTTGTTGCCTATATTATAGCACCTTGCTATAACCTAGTCAAGCACCTTTACTGTGGTGTTAATCACACTATCGGCTATCTTACTTCTTAATTCTTGTGCTTCTAATTCTAGCACCCTAAAGTCGTTGCGCTTGTGGCGTTCTTCTTCGGTGCGTAGTGCTTGTCTGATTACTATAAGTTCTCTATCAGACAATTCTAAGGTTATCATAGTTCGGCTTCTTCATCTACTTCTAAACCTTCGTTTAGTCTATCTTCCATACCGAACTCATAACCGCTATACCATACCGCAGTTAAGCGTTCTATCATATCCGCCATAGCAGTATCGTAATCTATGAAAGAATTAGGGTCAAGTGCGAGAATATCCTGCGCTTGTCTAGCCAATTCTTCATTAACTAGTTCGTATAGGTCGTCCACTTATCGACCCCTATACTCTAGGCGACCTTGTAATCTATTCACTCTAGCAACTAGAGCGATAATCGCTAAGGTCTGAACTGCTACTAGTATCTCTAGCAACATATCTTATCCTTTCGTTATGGCGTAAGTATATCATACCTACGGCTACAAGTCAAGTATCCCCGACTTATGGCGTGTCCTAGTAGGGTATCGAACCCTAAGCATACCGAACCTATCGGCTAGGACTATTGGCTACTAATTATAGTCGCCAACTAACTTGCGATAATTCTGCGCTTGTTCTGCTTCGAATTGTAGTCTGCGTTCTTCTAACGCAATAG